ACAAGGTTTTTGCCTTTTACTCCATAACGCCGGAGTATAAATACAGCGGACTTTCTTTTGTACCTCTTCCAACTGTTCTACATTTGGAAAGACAGATTTTCTTTCCCTGTTTTGGCAAGCATGATTCAACCTCTTGGGGAATTTTGTGTCGGTGAAGGTTCCGACTATTTCCTAATCGATCCCACGACCAATTTACCAGTCTGCATGGATTCTGATAACTTCTCAGTTTTTGAGAATGTGGTTCAGTGGGCTAGGGCCTACACCCTTGACTGGGAAAGTTCGGAGGGGGGGGTTGTCAATAGGGCTATTGACAAGTTTATGCAAGTCGATGCCCCTAGAATGTTTGTGCAAAAACAGGCTTGGCATGAGAGCCAGCAGTTTAAGGAGAGATTAGATTGGTCTTATCGCCAGTGGATTGTCGATTTTCTCGGCAATCACCTTCTTAATCTCCTTTTTTGGCTCTTCATTAGACCTATCGAAGATCTTTGGTTTGGCCAGGATGTCTACCCTTACCTGGCCATTTTAGGATCAGTGGCTTTGGCCATGACCTATTTCCGCTTCGATAGGCGTCGCTCAATCGGTTGGGGAATCTTTCGATTTTTCATAAATTTCCTCACCTATTTCTATGTGTTGGTTTTGATAAAGTACCACGCGTTGACTCCTTTTGGTGTCTTTTTGTTGACAACTGGGTCCTATATTTGGGCATCTCGCTGCATCCTCGATGGTCTTGGATATGATCAAGGGGAGAATGTAGTGAAAAATTCCCAAGGGATCCTTGAAGCCAAGAGATATAAGTACTTTACCGCAAATTCGTGGTGGAGGAAAATCTTCTTGCAAAAGGTTTTTGACATAACAGTTGGGAAAGTCAACCCTGAGGATCCACTCAGGGAACACAAAAGATGGGTGAGGTCGATGGAGGACAATTACCGACAGGGTAGAGACCGTAGGGGTCTCGGTTATGAGAATTCCGATGAGGATCCCCTCATGGCGGAGATCCTAGGTCTAAAACAGCTTGTCATGGACTTGACCCATGACAGGACTGAGAAGGAGGTTCCAGCTATTGAAGCCTCCCCACCTTCTTATGATGCTTGTCAAACTTTCCCATTGGCCGCAGGACAGGGTATGACCATGGAGACTTATACTTATAAGTCAATTAGTTTCCTGGACGAGTCTACTCCTGGTTTGGAAGCTGGAACGACCACTTTTCATTCAAGAGCTTCTGCCTCTGTGTTGAGGGTAGTTAGCTCCAATGGCACTGAGATCTCAGGGAGAGGAACATCTTTCAAGGTTGGTAACGATAAGATAGCCTCTGCTGCGCACTTACATGAGGGTGGCAGCAATAGGGTAGTTCTTGGCGCCCCCATGTTAGATTCTGAAGGTCATCAATTGAATGCCGTCGTTGAACTCAACGATGGTAGAACTGTGACTTTCCCCCTCATTCCCTATTATAGATCCAAGGATGGTGACAAAGATTTCGTACTTTGCCATCTTCCTGTTAGTCTTAGATCGAGTGTTCCTGGCTTGAAGGCCAGGATGATACACCCTGAAACAGACACGGAAGTAGCCATCATTGGTTATCCTGCTTCTTCCAGCCATGCGCAATTTAGCACTAGCCCGGTTAAGGATTCCTGCCACATGACAGGTTCTTCCGGGGGCATGTCAGGATCCCCAATTATTGTTAGGGGCCGCACCGTTGTTGGTGTACATGTTGGTAAGTTTGATGGCACCACTAAGAAGTTTCATCCCTTCTCGGATAGGGATTTGTTGGCTATCAGGGAGCCTGCACCACCGTGTCCTACAATTGTGACCGTCAGCTCTGATCTTCCCGTACCGTCTGTCAGGCATGAGTCTGGCAAGAGGGATAGAACTCTGAGTGCCGAGCTTGAAACTGCTCGTAAAGATGGTAAGAAACAAAACCGTCAGAGGAGGATTAATTGGGCGGATAGCACCAACTCCGATGATGAAGATTTCTTTAATGATACGGAACGTGACAGGTTCTATGAGCTTGAGGGTTACGTAAAACAATGTCTGGAAAGACAGAACACCCTTGAGACTCTCATTAGGGAGAGTGTAAAAGCCAAACCTTCTGGGGATAAGAAGGCTAAAAACCCCAAGAAACCCAAAAAGGAACAACCTTGTAGGAACATCCGTGATTACGGCAAGTGTGCTGACTTTGACCGAGGTAAGTGTAACCGCGGTTCCCACCACTTGCAGCAGAAGGATTTTCCCAAGGACTCGGACCATGCAACCAGGAACGGGTCCAATGGTTCTCCAGGCTCCGCGAGGAGTTTGGAGTAATTCCTCTTTGGTTGCTCACAACTGGTGCAATGAGGCCCGCTGATGACGGTGCGCACCAGGTTGAGCTAAACACAGGCCTCAAGGTTGTCGGTCGTCTGGATAGGTTGCCTCCCACCTACCAGAATCCAAACAAGGACCAGTTTGATAAAACTTTCACTAGTTTTCTGGTAAGGAAAGGGATCCATGATAGGTATTCCGAGTACGGTGTTTGCCGAGCAACTGAAATAAGGGAGCAAAAAGCTGTATCCCGGTATTCACTACCAACTGTGGATCAGCCACCAACTGCGGTGGAACTTGGCAAGATTATGGATTGGCTAGCGCTCGAATTTGGGCCCTATGTTGATGGACATCGCGTCATCGACTTTGAGGACGTTGACATACAATGGTCAACTACCCCTGGGATCCCATATAAGTGGTACTGCCGAACCAAAGCTGAGTCCACTGACAAGTTCAGGGCCGATATTTTGGCATTTTGGAAGTATGCCCATCTGATTGGAGATGATGTCCTTTGGCATAATTTTGTCAAAGTTGAACTACTCCCAACCTCAAAATTGGAGACGGACAATGTCAGGTCAATTACTGGACCCGACATCGCTTATCACTATTCCTATTGTAGAATGGTGCAAGATTTCAACCACCGCCTTTATTCCACCGCGGATAAACTTCAAACCAGTTCAATGCTGGGTTTCAACAAGTTTGGGGGTGGTCTCAACCGTTTGGCTAGGAAGATGAATGAACTTCCGCATAAGGAAGAGTCGGATATGAGTAAGTACGACGCACGACAACCGCGTTGGCTCCGGCTGCTCTGCCGTGATTTCCGCTGGTTCACGATGAGACCGGAGGATAAGACAATGGAGAATTGGCATAGGCTTCGTTATTATTACGAACAGTCAATTAATTCTAAAGTTGTCCTTGGCAAGGGCTGGGTTCTTAGTACTGACCACGGGATGAAATCGGGTGATCCAAACACATCCGCTGACAATACTTTGATTCATTTCATTGTGTTGTCTCTTGCATACATGAGGTTGGTTTCCGATGATTATTCCCATTTCAAACAGAATGTTAGAGCTGCTTTGTATGGGGACGATGAGCTTATTTCCCTGAGCGATGAGGTGGTTTACCACTTTTGTGCCCAACAGCGTGGTCCCATTTATGAGGCCTGCGGTGTGCACATGAAAGTTGAGGAAACAAAAACCTCCGATTATTTGGAGGGAATGACTTTCCTTGGTAATAGGTTCAAAATTGAACCTGAGACTGGGATGTATGTTGGGGTGCCCGTGGACCCCAGGAAGGCTATAGCTTCTTTGCTTAAACCTCCAAATCCACAGAAGGCTGGGCAGAGTCTCACCCGTGCGGTGGCCCTACTCTGTGAGTCATTCTGGTACCCACCCAACAGGGACCTTTTGTTTGATTACATTAGGGAGCTGGTTTCAGAGGGTGTCGAAATGGACTTAAGGGTGAATTGGACTTCAGATGAGGATGTTTACGACATGTCCATGTTCAAGGGTAGAGTCCCAACATATGGGATTCTCAGGAACCTCTGGCTTGGTTTTGAATAAATATTCCGTCTGGCTTCACCCCTAGCCAGTTATTTGGGGCGCGTTGCTGCGTGAAAAGCTTTTGGTTCTTTTGCGTTCTCTTTGCCATTGCGGGTCGAATTATGTAAAGCACGCTTTCCCGCATAAAAAGAAGAACATGCATGGTGGATTTTGATAATCTTCAATCCACACTCACCCAAATTGGTTCAATAATTACTGCCATAACAGTTTTTGCAATATGGCTAATAAGAAGACTAAGGCTTCTGGAAAGGGAGGCAAGACAAACAAACAGAACTCTGGGAAGGGTTCACAGGTCACTAGGGGACCTGGAAAGGGGACTGTCCAACAGTCTCCCGCAACTACCCAGAAGGTCAACCTCTCTTCCAGGTTTGCCATTAAAAACAATGGCACAGACGGCGACGTCACAGTTACCGGTTCGGAAATCATAGGTGTTGCTAATAATGCTGCATCCGGGAAAATCATCTTTATTGCTGATTTGAATCCCGTTACCTGGGCGAGTTCTAGGGTGGCTCGCATGTTACCTTTGTTTGAGACTTATCTCATCACAAGTTTGCGGGTGACGTACATTCCCTCCTGTTCTACCACCACTGGGGGTCTTCTCTACATGTACTATGATAGAGATCCAAATGACCCTCCAATTGGTGATGTTTCTGATCCCACTAACCTGAGCAGACTGATGTCTAATCAGGGGGCAGTTGCTGGACAGGCGTGGAAACCCTTGACAATGAGTTATACCAGAGGACCTTCGGATCTTCGCGGATATTACTCGGCTCCAGTCAATGATTCTGGTGATCTGCGGTTAACGTCGCAAGGCATGGTTTATGCTTACTCCTCGGCTAGTAATGGCGCCCTTTCTGGTGGTTTGTTCAAGTTTGATTATGTCATTAAGCTTATGTCCCCTACGGGGGCTCCTTTGGCTAAGACTAGTCTTACACCTTGGACTTACACTAACTTCACGAATGGGGCTTTGGGCACCACCACTCCTTACAATCCTGGCATGAGTGCTTGGGGTTATGTCATGGGTGGTGTCACTGAGGCGCTTGAAAATATTGTTGAGTGCATTGTGGATTCACCCCAATCAATCAACTTGGGGAATTCTCTTAAGAACATTTCCGCATACACTCCGATTTACTTCCGCCAACTGGTTAATGTGGGCTGGGTTACATACCTTAGCCTTTCCAGTGCCATTGCTGGGGGAACTGATTATGCCTACAATGCCAATGTTGCTATAAGCGCTTTTGGTTGGGTGAGGATCCTTGTGAACCTCGCATCCAACTATAGGCAGGAAAATTGAGCTCTCATTTTGGATGGCGCTTGGCGCCTTTTGTCTCTGTGGCTCACATGACCCGGGCAGGCTACAGAGAATGTCGAAAAACTGCGTCCGGTTTTTGACTAGTTTTACCTTAAGAACTAGTGGGAAGGAATACCCCTAATAGTACCCCGTCGATGGTTCAGACCACAGTTGACTGCATTGGGCAAATTGCCCTTGACTAGCAGACTCTGTGTCCTGAGCACCTCTCGGCGGTTACATAGTCAACAGTGGCGTAACATGTCAAATCTTGTTCTGCCACACGGGCCTCACGACCCCGGCTTTGTGAGTGGATGGTCATTTCAATCGGGACCTTAAACGGTTGGCGTAGCGTGGTTGGCTGCTTAGGAGGCGGC